TTATCTAGAAGATCAGGCTGCTGCAGAATTGGAGTTAGTCGATAAGGCTCTCGATGTGTTCACTGAAGTTGTTGTTGACATGCTTGCTGTGCAGAAAATATCGGAAATCTCTGCGGCAGCATCAACCCCAAACGATGAGGCTGAAGTTCAGCAATTCGTCGCCGATAATGTTGCGACTTTGACCATCGATCAGAAGGATGCGGAGACGTATAACCAAAGCCTCGACGATATCGAAACGCATGCCAACAATGCGGGTGCGTTTCTTGGTGTTGCGGCAAGTCCAGAGGCTGTATCTTTTCTAGAGAATCAGGCTGCAAGTAGAAACCTACGAGTAGAAGAAAGTAACCTAAGTTACAGCAAAGGAAGTCAGTCGGTCACTCTGACTTGGCAGACGAATACGAGAATGCTTAATCAGACCAGCGTCTTTCTGAATGGGACAGATCAGCTTGGTCTAAATCTTTACGTGTCTAGCGCTGATATTTTATTGGCTGGTGAAGAGTCAACGCTTTACACGACGGGTCCGACTGCGCTGGGTTACCAATGCTTTGTGTATCGAAAGGATTGTGCTGGCGACGGCTCATGAGTCTAGCGGAAACAGAATTAAAAATCGGGGGGGCATCTTTCAAAGGCGTCTACATCGCTATACTGCTGAGCCTTTCGACAACACTTGGCGGTGGCGTATGGACGGCGAGCAGTCTGTACGCTCGACTAGAAGCTGTAGAGAAGAAGACGATCCCTGACATCTCACCATTACAAAAAAAGATATTGCTGGTTGAGCAGCAACTTGAAGCGAACAATGTCTCACAGCTACAAGGAAAGTTGTCGGAACTAGGCGTAAATTTATTGACGATAAAAGATCAGCAAGAAGAGTTGCTCGGGATCAAAGAGACAGTCATTGATCTTGAAAAGGATATTGAGACCATGCGATCCACAGTGAAGCAGGCGGAATTAATAACCGCTAAAACCGAAGGTATTGACGAAAGAATTCTCGCGATTGGTCGAGACTTAGACTCCGTCTGGGAGGCGCTTGATTACGTGTCCAACCCTCTCAAATAAAAAAACGCCAGCTAAAAATTCGCAATCAAAAGTAAGTTAAGATGTAAGCTCTGGCAGGAAATTGCTGCTGACCCCATTTTGCAAGCTATTGTTTTTAAAGGATTTAGCTAAGAGAATTAAGGTCATATGTAATCTGTGAAGATTTCTATGGAGACCAAAATAACTCCTATTTCCTTTTTAAAATCAATGACTTACGTGTTTTGCCAAAGACTACATTCTAACCTTATCTTACCTTTATGTATGGATATACAGTCCAGCGGAAAGAAACTATCTGTGATCCAATCCTGACCGCCTCACCATACCCTCCAACTTGCTCGCCGCCTTCGCTTTATGTTCGTGGTTCAAGTGCGTATACCGTAACATCGATTTAGGCGAAACCCATCCGCCCAAGTCCATCAGTGTACGCTCACCTGTTCCCGACATAATGTGCCAGCTCGCGAACGTGTGCCTCAATGTATGAAACACAACTCCCTTGGGTAGACCTGCATTTAATACAGCTCGTCGCCAAGTGTCATTCGTTAACGAAGTCTGCGAGAACGGTTTACCATTACTGCGAACACTTCGGTGTTCCTGAACAAACACATACTCAATCCCTTTCGGTTTGCTCGTTACTAGGTACGGATACAACTTCTCAAGCTTCTGCTTTATCTCCCATCGACGCTTCAGTATTCGCTGAGCGTCTTTGTTCAACGCGAACGAGGTGGTAAGCCCGTTCTTTGCATCCTTACCCGCCAGATGCAGCACCGTATAGTCTTCAGATATCGACGCCCATTTGAGCAGCCTGATTGTCTTGTTGCGTTGTCCGCAACACAATGCAAACTCGACCATGTCGGCTCTTAGCTCATCTAGCCACCGCATCAACTCGCGACACTGTTTCGGCGTTAAGTACAACTCCCGCTTCTCTTCTGGCAGATTCTCAAACTTAGGCACCCTGTCAATAAACTCCAACTCATCTCGCGCATGTATCAAAACTGCGCGACAGTACGTTCGGTAGTTATTAACAAACCCATTAGAGACCGGCTCACCCGTCCAACGGTTGTTCCTTCCTGCCAGCTCACCAAAAAACTTGGTCAGCAGGTATTTCCTCTCAAACTCTTTGATGGGGATGTCACCCCACCGAGCAATAAGCTCGTTCACTATATCAATTGTGTACTGCTTCTTTCTCTTGCCAGAGCGCTTGGTAGGCGCAGCAAGATAATCTTCAGCACACTCTCGAAACGTTACGATTCTATCCATAGTACTTCTCCATTAAAGTTCACAATAGAGATCAACAGCGCTGGTAGGTTACCATGCTCAGTCCCTGAAAAGTAGTCTGTTGCGAAGGACAGGTAGACCAAGCCTGATAAATGGGGGGAGGAGGAACACCCATTCCTTCTAAGGTGCGTTAGTGCGTCTCAGGGGACTCAGCAGACGGCGCTTCTAACGGCTCAGGCAATAGCTTTACAGCCTCCTTCATACTCATCTCAGCCCCTCTCTGCGCCTGTTGAACCAAAACACTCATCATCGAAATGGCGCCATTAGTCTGCTGGGCAGTGGCAATCATCTGCTTGCAGGTATCAGAGATGTCCTCAATTAAATAAACCTTATCGTCAATCGTTATGGTTGTTTGTTCTTCTGTCATTTCTTTTTCCTCGCGTCATCGCGCAATATTTTGTATTTTCTGGGACCACCCACAAGCAACTGGGCTTGCGGGAACATGAAGTTAGTTAGACTAGTTGTTACCGTGCCGCATTCAGGACACTTCAGATTAGGTTTGTTAAAATAAGGCTGAACACCCATCATCTCAACAAACACTTCGTCCGTAAGCTGAAGACCTTTATCTCCAGCCGTCAGAACATGTTCCTGATGACCTAATCTCTTTGAATGAACGTTCAGGTGTGCTTCGTGTCTACCTTGCAAGTCAACGACACCGCGAACGTAAACCCGATGATCAAAAGACTTTTCGAGATTGTTAGAGTCGAGGTTCTCGCCGCCATAAAAAACGGTTCCAACGCTCCTGGTTATTCTTAAAGGCATTTGCCGTATCCTTAAAAGGGTAGGTCGTCGTCCATGAAGTCATCCGCAGGTACTGCAGCAGACGCGGCTGGCTGGGCGTTTGGGTTCGGCTTAGGAATCCAATAGTCAACGTTGAGTTGCTGGAGCGCTGTGCCGTCATCATTCATCTGCTCGCAGACTTTGATGTTATATCGGAAGTCATTGCCGCCATTTGCATCAAGGGCAGCTTGCAAATCAGTGACTAAGTCGCGACTGACTTTGATAAAGCCGTCAAATTTTGGGACGTGCGCTTTGGTCGCCCAGTCGTACTGCTTCAGGCGGTTCCACTCTTCAATGCGTTTTTCTTTAGGCATTGGGTATAGGCGACCCTTGCCTGCTTTTAGTGCTTCAAATGCGCTTGGTTGTTTCATCGTTGATCTCCATGGTGTATTTGTACTTGCATTGCGCCTGTTGTTCTTCGAAAAGAAACAAGAGACTCATCTCGGTTAAGCACCTCATCTTCACCGCCTAAAAATTCAAAGGCTTGGCGGTAGTCGATAGAGGGGGTCTTCATAATCACCTTCACGGTGGTCCTTCCATTAGAGACAGAACCTTTATACCGATCTGCAATATCTTTTTTCAGGGACTCACTGGTCTTGCCTAGCACGTCCAGCGTCTGTAAATCGTCACCGATACGCGACTTGATGTCGGCAATCCTGTCCTGCACTGCACCCAGCCGGTTCAGTTCCTCGTCGGTCTTGACGACCTCGGGGGCATTAACCTCAATTGTTTTAACGTGATCAGCGCGAGTAACGTCATCGCGATGCTGTTCCTGAATCCAGTTGTACCAGCATTGGTACAGGTCAAGTCGGCTAATAGTGCCTTTCATTGGCTGGGGCAAAAACTTGCGGCTCAGCAGTTCTGTTAGGAAGTCTTCTTTGCGCGGCACTCGCTCGATGGTGTATTGCGGCTCAGCGGTTTCGTTCTTAGCCAAGTAACAGATAAAGTCACACCACTCAGCATCCAGCACTTCCATCTGCATATAAACCTGCATCAGATACATGCTTCGCTTAGGAGCAAAGATTGAGTAAGGCGTCTTGGTGTACTGAGGGAATGGACATTTAATTTCAACACAACCATCGAGACCGACAAGTCCGTCAGGCGATGCTGCAATAAAGTCATACTTAGGGTGAACAACAAGACCCGTCTCTTCGACCGTGTAGCCTTGCAGATCTTCCAAGAATATACGGGCATGGTCTTCCATAAACTGTCCGTGAGCGACCGCAGGCACCATTTTAAATTCTGATTCAGCACCCGCCAGCGCTCTGACTTCTTGGCGCACCAAGTCGGCAGGCTTCATGTAGGGGTGCTTACCTTCTAGCGCGGCGCAGACAGATGCCTTGATCTTGCCTGCTCGCATCCGATGCCACTCAGGTGACCCTTGAATAGCTAGGCTCATTTGCTCGCCCTCCAGCCTTTAGCCTCACAGAGGGTTTCCCAGTTACCCGTGGTGTCTGTTAGTCCTCGGTTAGTTAGACCGCGCTTAAACTTATCATGCAGCTTTTTTGCTTCGCTCAGCGTCTTGCATTCTTCAAACTTAAGATGCGCCCAGATGGCAGCGACTTTGTGCTGATCTGACTCAGCGTCCGGCTCGACTTCCGGCTCGACTTGATCGACAGACTGCTCTCTAATTTGAGAGCTAAGCCACATGGTGTAGCCAAGACCGAACTC